TTAAATCTGAATCCAGTACCATCAAGAGTAAACGTCTGCACTCCGTCAGAAGTGAAACCCATTGTTCCACCAGTTACGGAATATAACCCAGTATTATTGTCTGTGCCGAATGTAATACTTGGGGCAGTAACACTACCTGCAGGAAACTCTGTACCTACTGTGACGTAATCTGCACCAGATAAAATTACACCAAAGAATGCATGTCCATTAGCTGGCGCTGAACTAAATACAATATTATTTCCTAATAGTTTGAAGCCTGCACTACCCGTTGGATCTGGTTCCTGAATTACACCATTAACCGATATATAAATCTGCTGAGTATTAATTGGAAAAGGGACAGGAGCCGCTCCACCTACTAGCAACGCAAATGATGTTGTGCTCCCGTTAAAACCAGAGCTTATGTCATCAATAATTTTGTTGCCAGACTCCGCAACCTGTAGATCATTCCCAATATACATTTGTATTTAGTGACTTATTACTCTCTATTGTATTTGAACTCTATTTATCTACTCAGTTTCCCACTTAGTATTAGGACCATTAGTAGTAGGTGCCTTGGGCCAAATAACAGTATCGTAACCCGTCTTAAAATAAGTCTGAGGAATATCCCTAAGGGCTTGTCTGTATGCAGCCCAAGCTGCTTGATCAACAGTACAACCCGGAATCATTGTCCAATCAGTAGTACGTAATAAAAAATCTCGCTTCTTGCGAATAATATCCCAACTAGTCTCATCTAGTTTTAGAATTGCCTTATCAAATTGCTTGTCAATCTCTGTTTTAATATCTTCAAACTGTTTCTGAAGAACACTTATATCCCCGAAAGTAGATAAACCCATGACATTAAGTCTGATCGAGGTAACTCATTGTCAAATCCATAGCAGTTGCTGTATCACAACGTGCTCTTAAAACATCACTAGATTCAAGAATAATTTTACTTCCGGTAATTAATTCCAAAGAAGCTCCAGCTGGAACCGGCACTGATTTTAATAGGTAAACACTGTCACCACTATTAGGAACTAAATAGACATCGACGTTTGCGCTAGTAGTAGTTTTATTAGCGACTAGAGCATTAAGGATGATAACAGTTGAGGTGTTACCTGCTGTTAATACATTGGTATTAGTGCTACTTACAGCATCTGTGACCAAACTAGATTTAGTTGCCTGTTTGAAGGTATTTGCCATATCAACCTAAAGCGACGATGAGAGCGATGTTGTCATTGGAGTTAAACAGACCATTAACAGTTAAGCTTCCTGTGATGGAAACGTTACCCGGCATAGTTACTGAGCCCGATCCATCTATTGTAAGCTGAGCAACACCTCCAGTAACTAGTGATATCTGATCAGAACCAGGAGAGTAAAGACCTGTATTCGGATCACTAGCAAACTTTAATGCACAGCTAGTTAACGAACCCATCCCTAAAGACGAATTAGATCCATCTTCTCTTAATAGTGCGATACCTCCACTAGTGGAGTTGTCATGTATAACACAGACTTTTTTATCTATGTCTACAGTAACTTCACCTATTGCACCAATAAAAGTAGAAGTTTGTGATGTCGATCCTCGACGGAGTTGTACTTGAGTGGCCATAAGACTATCCTAATGCAACTGCTATTGCAGTAGCGAAACTTTCAGTTGCCATAGTTCCAGAATCATCTGGTAATGTGATGGTTCGATCCGCAGTTGGATCAGTGACTGCAAGGGTTGTTTCATAAGCGTTAGCGGTAGCACCTTCAAATACGAGTGGACTAGCCCCTGCAAATACTGCACTAGTTGCAGTAATTATTCCTGTAATAGTAGGAGCAGTTATAGATTTATTTGTTAAAGTTTGAGATCCAGTTAAAGTTGCTACTGTAGCGTCAATGGCATAAGTAACTGTTGATCCTGTAGCACTGGTATCAATCCCAGTGCCTCCAGTTAGTACTAATGTGGCAGAATCTAAATCAATAGAAATTGAGCCAGAATCTGAGGTTACATCTAAATCTTCAGCAGTAATTTGAGTATCTACATAAGCCTTAATACTCTGCTGAGTAGCTAAATGAGTAGCAGAATTACTCGACATATTATCTTCGTCTTTAATTGAAGTTCCTGATATGGCATCATTTAAAACGGCACTAGTTATAGTCTTATTCGTTAACGTATCTGTAGTGGCCTTACCAACAAGTGTATCTGTGGCGTTTGGAAGTGTAATTATACGATCTGCAGTCGGATCAGAAACGGTCAGAGTTGTCTCATGAGCATCTGCAGTATTACCTTCAAAGATAAGATTTGAGTCAGTAAGAAGGATACTAGTAGCAAGAGGAGCAGTTAATGTCTTGTTAGTCAGAGTCTGTGACCCAGTTAACGTAGCAACTGTGGAATCAATAGCGTAAGTAACTGTAGTTCCCGTAGCACTGGTATCAATACCTGTACCGCCAGTAAGAACTAAAGCCTCTGAATCTAAATCAATATCGATATTTCCAGAATCAGTTTGAATATCTAAATCTTCAGCTGTTATCTTTGTGTCTACGTAGGCTTTAATACTTTGCTGAGTAGCTAGATGACTAGCAGAATCGCTAGACATATTATCTTCATCTTTAATTGAAGTTCCTGAAATAGTGCTATTTAAAACAGGACTAGTTAATGTCTTATTTGTTAAAGTTTCGGTAGCAGCAATTAAAGAAACTGTTCCATTAACATCCTGAACAGTTAAAGTTCGAGTAGTACTGCCAGATATTCCTGAACACTCAAATGCAAGTTGTTTAGTATTATCTGAATTATCTCGAATACGGAATCCACTATCATCTGTAACTACCGCAGTAGATGTAATAGAAGCCAGCCCTGCAATTGTTGTAGCAGTACCTCCTAGAGCAATACCTGTACTACCTACTGTTACTGAACTATTAGCAAGCTGAGCATTCGGGATGGAACTTGTTCCTATTTCCCCTGATGAATATGTTAAACCCGATCCAGAAGCAACACTAATATGTGCTCTAACTTCAGAAGCTGATGGCCCGGTATATGTAATAACACCTGTTGAATTGTTATACGCAAGACTTCCATCACCACCTGAATCAGTAACCGAAATCGAACTAAGTAGTGCAACTGTACCAGTCGCATTAGGCAGTGTAATAGTACGATCTGCCGTGGCATCTGTAGCAGTTAAGGTTGTCTCATAAGTATTAGCTGTTGATCCCTCAAATACAATATTTCCACTACTAATACTGATCGTGTTAGCAGCATCAATTGCACCTGCATATAAAGTTGTACCTATTACTGAAGTCGCTGTTAAAGAACTTATTCCCGTAAACGTAGTTACTGTTGCTCCAAGAGCTACACTGGTGTTACCAATTACTACTGAACTATTTGCAAGATTATTATTCCCAATTGAAGTAGCACTCGTTAATACAGTTCCAGTTTCATTTGGAAGCGTAATTGTGCGATCAGCTGTTGGATCAGTAGCCGTTAATGTTGTCTCATAAGCATCTGCCGTAGCTCCTTCAAAAGTAAGTCCGCTAGTTGTTAACTTTAAAGAGTTGGCAGCAGCATCTGTACCTATATTTAACGTGGTGATATTACCAGTCGTTGCTGTTAATGTAGCTATTCCAGCAAAAGTAGTAACAGTTGCACCCAGTGCAACAGCAGTGCTACCAATGGTTACCGAACTATTAGCTAATTGAGCATTAGGAATTGCACTTGTTCCTAAAACACCTGTCGAAGAGTTATATGTTAACCCTTCACCAGAGGCAATACTTACTGATCCTCGTGCTCTCGCATTCGTATAATAAAGATTCGTGTTTTCAGTAAGATCAGCTGTCGTATTACCGCCAAAATCTAATTTATCCGAAGAAGTATTTAACTCCTGGAATAATCCACTGACTATTACAAGTGACTTTCTAGTTGCCATACCTCAATCCGACGCAGTTCTGTATATATTTCAAAAGAACTGTTATTCTATCTATCTTACCAAGGATATAGCCCTTAATTTCTAACCATAGGTGCTTCTATTTTGATAATTAATTGAGTTGTACTAGATGCTCTACCTACACGAACTAGATATTTATCACTTCCAGTTGGAGGTGTTGTAGTTATACCACCCGCGCTTGCCCCAGATAAATAGTAATCACTAGCTCTAGTTAGTCCTGAAGAGGCTAATTGGCCAAGAGTTACACAGTTTACAGTTTCGCCTGTCAACTTCGAAGTTTGAGCAAACCCAATACAACTTGCTTTATCAACAGTATCGTTTGCTATTGCTTTACCTACTTTTCCATCACTAGAACGTGAATATAAAGCCTCACCTTGAGATACATTCTCAAACGCAGGAGCTGCAAACCCTATAACAGAGTAAACCTGCTTACCAGCTATTGTTGTTTTTAAATCTATTAAGACTCCTATTAAACCTTCAAAATTGGATTCATAAGGTTCTTGATCTTTTGCGCCTGACATTAATCTAACCTGATAGGTGGTTCTATGCGGATGCTAAAAACAGAAGTTGTTGCACCTTCTCCTATTCTTACAACAGCTTGTCCAGAAGATGAAGGAATAGTAGTTGATATAGCTCCTGCAGTTGAAGCACTTAAATAATAAATATCTCCTGGATCAACAGTACTAGGCATCGTTTTCACACCCGTTGTAATTACTTTACATGTACCTGAAGCAGAAGTTACAGCATCAGCAAGCCCAATAACGTGACAATTTTCTAAAGAACCGTTGGCAGCACTAGCTTTTCCTACTTGACCATCTGCAGCTCTCATATATAAAGCATCTCCCTCCGCTACATTTTCAAATGCAGTGGCGTCAAAACTTAGTCGTGTTGGGGCAAAAGTAGGGAAGCCTTCTTTTAAATCGATTAATGCGTCTACTAAACCACGATAGTTAGGTTCATAAGGCTGTCTAGTTTTGGTAAAAGAGTTTGCATCTAACAGATCGACCATGACTGTTATAGCCCCTTCTACATTTGGTTCGTATCCTGTGGCCATAATCTTTACTTACTAAATATCATTTTAATTTGTAAACTCCTTTAGAATAGAAATATAGGTAATTAAAATGTCAACAGAAGTCCTAGCAGCTGTCATATCTGGAAGCATCGGTGCTTTCGCAGGAATAACTAGAGCTTTATCTAATTTCAATCAAAAGTTAGATAAACGATTCGAAGTAATAGAGCGTGATCTTGACAATCTACAAAATCGTGTTGTCTGTGATTATGTGTTAAAAGAAGATTTTTTAAGAGAAATGCAAGCAGTCCATAATAAGCTAGACCGCATATTAGATCATCTATTAGCTCAACATTAAGGCCCTATAACAACCCAAGAAGTACTAGCAAGTAAATAAATAGTTAATTTGCTAGTTGAAGTATTGTAATGCAATTGTCCATCTATAGGATTAGCAGGATAACCTGCAGCAACTGATGCCACAGCTTTTACTGTCTGCCAAGCAGAGCCATCAAAAATTTTATATATTTGAGTACTGGCAGTATCTAACCATGATTCACCTTTACTAGAAGAAGTGAATCCAACACCTGAAGAGTTTGGAGCGGTTGAACCTATAGATATTGGACCGACTTTTATTAAACCTGTTGAAGGAGAAGCTGTGTTATCAGCGAAAAAGAGTCCGGGCTCCCCTGCATTATTATTAATAGCCAACTCAGCACTGCCTAGCCGAATAGGAAAAGGTCGGTCATAAAGAGTACTAGATCGACGAGAAAGAATTTGTACCGCCATAGTTAAACATTAATATAGAGATCAGAATCTACAACTACGTCCTGATCAGTAATAGGATTATAAGTACTACTGTCTATTGTACTGTCTGAAGCTGCACTTTCAATAGGAACACCATTAGCATAGTTACCTGCATCAATCATACCTGCTTCAAAATCTGAACTATACTCATCGATAGGTTTATCAACTATGCCAAGTTTTATATCTTCTAATAGTGTCGGCGATCGATTAAATAATTTATTAACTAATGTAATCATTCGATTAGTAGTATTAACAGCTTTTCCAGTACGACTTAAATTACCATCAACATCACGTTTCAAACTATCAGTAAGGGTCATTCCAATAACAGATGGATCGAAATCGGCAATTGATTGAGGTTGATTCCTATTACCAATAACGTTTTTACCACCACTCCATTTCGTATTCTGCTGTGTAAACTTTAATATCTCAAAAGCTGACTCTAAACGAGAGCGTTCCTTCTCAAAACTCTTCTCAAATCGCTTTAAACCATCAGCCATAGGCTTATCGTTAGGTTCCAAAAGCCAAGAACGTACATAATCATGCTTTTTTAAATTACTAACACTGCAATAACCACTAGAAGACTCACTGAAAGGATAAACAACAGTGAA